TTGGAAAAAAGCTGGTATAAATATAAAACCAGTAGAAGAAAATGGTGGTGTTGTTTATACTGCTGCATTAAAAAAGAAAATTTATGCAGATGCTGACGGTAAATATAATACTGCTCCACCACCTGTAGTTGATAAATCATTACAGCCAATTCTTGATACAAGTACTATTGGAAATGGATCCAAAGGTAATGTTCAAGTAAAATTTAAACCATATGAATATATGGGTAAAAAAGGTATATCAACACAATTACTTGCATTACAAATTACTGAACTTGTTGAATATCAAAATGCTGATAAATTAGAATTTGCATCCATTGATACAGATAAAGATGTAATTTAATTAGCATTATAATATTTTTGGCTGGGCTTAATTGCCCAGCTAAATCTATGTCTTACAGAATAGGAATTTATGTTAGAAAAAATGTTTAAATTACACACATTTAATATTGATAAAAAATGGTTGGATTTAATTAAATCAGGTGAAAAGAAATCTGAAATAAGAAGATATTATTTACCATTAGAGGGTAAAAAAGTAGGTTTAATTAATAATGAAACTGATAAAGTAGAATTAATTATAACTATTGGTATAATATTAGATTTAACAGTTTTAGAAGAAGAAGATTTAGATCTTATTTTAGAAGAAGCTCAAATTGATGAAAAGTTTAGGAAATATTATCCTTGTAATTATTTATATACAATTAAACAAGTTGAAACAGTACATTAATGAAAACAATTATATTAATATTGTGGTTAACAACAGGTCAAAAAACAGAAGTTCCTGTTAAAGTAAATATAGGTGAATTTTGTCAAGATGCTTATATTAAAACTGTTATTTGGAAAGATAATCCAAATTATAAACAAGGAAATTATGAAATATGGGGATATTATACTTATAATAATAAACCTATATTTGCTTATACTTGTATGGAAACAGATAAAAAAACTTATTTTTATTATAATAAAGGAGAATAAATATGATTATAGGTGTTGCAGGTTATAAAGGTGCAGGAAAAGATACAGTAGCAAATGTATTACAAACAAGTTTTGGATTTGAAAAAATGTCTTTTGCACAACCTATTAAAGATCTTATACATTATACATTTGGTATTGATAAAGCAATATTATCTGGTGATAATGGTGAAAGAATATTTAGAGAAGAGCCTATGCCTGATTGGTTTTATTTATCTCCAAGAGATATGATGCAAAAAATTGGTATGGCTTTTAGAGATGAATTACACAAAGATATTTGGGTAAAAATCATGGAAAAAGATATTAAAAACACAAAAAAGAATATTGTTATACCTGATGTTAGATTTAAAAATGAATTAGATATGATAAATAAATATGGTTTTTGTGTAGGTGTTCATAGGCCAGGATATAATGGTGATGATCATAGATCTGAACACGGTTTAGATAATGTTGAATTTTCTAAGGTTTTTGAAAATGATAGTTCACAAGAAATGCTTTATGCAAAAGTTTATAATTACTTTAAGGATAAATTAAAATATGAAAATAATATATGATATCGAAACAAACGGTTTAATAGATACAGTTAGTAATATTTGGATAGCTGTTACTAAAAATATAGAGACAAATGAAATAGTAACATTTAGCGATTATGATCCAGATAGCAAACCGTTAAATGAATTGATACCATATTTAAATAAAGCAGAAGTTATTATAGGTCATAATATTATTGCTTATGATAATGTTGTATTACATAAATTATTAAATTGGAAACCCAGTAATATTAAATTTATAGATACAATGTTATTGTCTCAAATGAATAATTATAGAAGAGAAGGAAAGCATTCATTAGGTAATTTTGGTAAAATATTAAATGATGCTAAAGGGGATTTTAAAGAGTTTGATAAATATTCAAAAGAGATGAAAGAATATGCTATTCAAGATGTTAATTTAAATCACAAAGTTTATAATTATGTGGTTAAAGAAGCACATGAATTAATAGCAAATAGACCAACTTATAAAAGAGCATTACAAACAGAACATGCTATTGCTGAATTATGTTCTGAACAAGTTAAAAATAAATGGAAGTTTAATTTACCATTAGCTAAAAAGCATTATGAGTATTTAACTGCTGAAATGAAAAAAATTGAAGACAAAGTTAATCCAACTTTAAAGCCAAGAAAAGTTATGATTGATAAAGAGCCTAAAACAGCTAAATATCTTCAAAATGGAAATTTTAGTGCAGTAACATGTAGAATGTTATCTCAATTTTTAGGAGAAGAAATACAACCTAATGATACCCATAAATGGAACAGTAATGATACATTTCAAAGATATGAAATGATACCAGCTGATCTTGGTAATATGGAACAAGTCAGAGGTATGTTATTGGACAGTGGTTGGAAACCTACTCAATTTACACCAAAAGGTGAACCAAAAATAACTGAAGATAGTATTCATACTATTCAAGGCGATTTAGGAAAAGAAATATTACATTATTATAGTTTAAGATCTAGACATTCAGTTTTAAAAGGCTGGATTGAATTAGCTGAAGAAAATAATGGACGTGTTTATGTGGAAGCATTTAATGTAGGAACACCAACATTTAGACAAAGACATTCTAAAATAGTAAATGTACCTAATGTTAATTCATTTTTTGGAAAAGAAATGAGAGAATTATTTGTAGCTGATGATGGTAAAGTTATGGTTGGCTGTGATAGTGCAGGTAATCAAATTAGAGCTTTATGTCATTATTTAAATAATAAAGATATAAATGAACATGTTTTAAATGGTGATATACACCAAAGAACAGCAGATATTGTAGGTGTTAGCAGACAATTAGCTAAAAGTTTATTATATGCTACAATTTTTGGTGCTGGTTTTGCTAAATTAGGCAAAATGGTAAATGGAATTGAAGATTTAGAAAAGGGTAAAGAAGTTAAAAATAAATTATATGTTGCCTTTCCTGGATTAAAAGAATTAAATAATAGATTAAATAAATTTTTTTATACAACACAAAATAAAGATGGTATGGGTTTTATTCCAGCATTAGATGGAAGAAAAATATATGCCGAGTCTTCATTTAAATTATTAAATTATTTATTACAAGCATATGAAGCAATTACAGTTAAATCAGCTGTTGTTAATGCTTTTAAAATGTTTAAAGAAGAAAAATTAGATGTTGATATGCTTGGTTTAATTCATGATGAAGTTCAAGTTCAAACTAAACCAGAAAACACAAAAAGGGTAAAAGAGATATTATCTTATTCATTTGGAGATTTTATTACTAAGGAATTAGATTTAAATATTCAAATGGCAGGAGATGCGAAAGAAGGGAATAATTGGTATGAAACCCACTAATAAAATAATTGGTATTGTTGATGGTGATGTATTGGTATACAGAGCTTGTAATAAAGCCATAAAGGATAATTTAGATGTAAGAAAAACATTTGATGATATATATGAAGAAGTAAAAATGAATACCGCTTGTGATGAATATAGTTTACATATTTCAGGTGGTGGTAATTTTAGAAAAGAAATAGAACAAACATTTTTAAAATATAAAGGTAAAAGAAGAGATAAACCTGATAATTATTTAGAATGTAGAGATTATGTTGCTAAAAAATATAAACCTATTATGGTTCCAAATTATGAGGCTGATGATACGGCATCTGTTGAAGCATTTAAATATATAAAAAATGGTCAATTATATATGCTTATAACATTGGATAAGGATTGGAAAACTATAGGTGGTTTATTTTATAATTTATTACACAATAATTTATCTGCTGTATCTAAAATTGAAGGTATAGAATTTTTTCATGAACAGTTATTAACAGGTGATGCTGTTGATAATATACCTGGTATTGAAGGAATAGGTCCGGTAAAAGCTAAAAAAATATTAAAAGATAAAAATTTAATAGATCAATTTGAAGCCGTAATTAAAGCATATAAAAAACATTATCCAGAAGATTTTTTATCAAGGTTAAATGTAATGGGCACAATGTTATACCTTATTAAGGATTTTAATGATCATTCAAAATGGTCAATAGAATACTGGAAGGAATATTTAAATGGCATTTAATCAGAAAAAATATAATGGATCTATTAGGGGTATAGCTGTTACTTCTTGTAAAGCTTCAAAAAGAAGAGCAAGGATTAAAAAATTACCTTTTAATTTATCATCGGATTATTTAGAAAAAATATTTCCTAAAGATTGTATTTGTCCTATTCTTGGATATAAAATGAAGGTGTCTAATGTTTCATTAGGCAAATTAAGTCCAACATTAGATAGAATTAATCCAAGATTAGGATATGTAAAAGGAAATGTTGAATTTGTTTCCAATATAGCAAACTGTATGATGACTTCTGCCAATGGCCGAGATATTAAAAAGTTTGTTAAATGGGCAACAAAAAGATATAAAATAACAAGAGAGGAACTTTATGGGTAAAAACACATCATTTATAAAACACACAAATTGTGAAAGTTGTGGTTCATCAGATGCAAATGCTGTTTATTCTGATGGATCTGCATATTGCTTTAGTTGTAGAAAAAATACAGCGGCAGGTACACAAGATACAAATATTGAATTTAATGTAGTACAATCACAATTAACTTTGGATGAAATTGAACAACTTCCTGTAGAATCATTTAGAGGTATATCCAAAAAGGTTTTATATAATGCTGGTGTTAAAGTTGAATATGATGAAAATAGAAATATTATTAGTCATTTTTATCCAATAACAGTAAATAAAAAAATAAAAGCATACAAGAAAAGAATAGTTGCTACCAAAGATTTTAGGGTTATAGGTAAAGCAGATGTTCCTGAATTATTTAACCAATGTAATAGTGGTAAAAGAAAAAACCTAGTTATTACTGAAGGTGAAATAGATTGTTTATCAATATTAGAAATGCTTACAAAAGCTAAAGCTCAATTTGATGTTGTATCAATTGTTAATGGAGCCCAAAGTGCTAGAAGAAATATCGCATCTAATTTAGAATTTGTAAATAAATACGATAAAGTTTTCTTAGCATTTGATAATGATGAATTTGGTATTGAAGCATCAAAAGATGTTGCACATATTATTAAGCCCGGGAAAGCTCATATTGTAAATAGTATTCATAAAGATGCTAATGATGCTTTAACAAAGGGATTAGTTGATGAATATTTACAAGATGTTTGGTCAGCTAAATCATATAAACCAGATAATTTTGTATCAGGTGAAAAAATATGGCAAGCATTTAAGGAAAGATCTAATACAGAATCTATACCTTATCCTGATTGTTTAAAGGGTTTAAATGATAAATTGTTAGGAATGAGATTAGGTGAAATTACTTTATTTACATCTGGTACAGGATCCGGTAAATCAACTGTTGTTAAAGAAACAATATTAAATTTATTAGAACAATCTGAAGCTAAAATAGGTTTAATATCATTAGAAGAATCTATTGGTGATACTGCAACAAGATTAATTGGTATGTCTATAAATAAAAATATTAGAACACCAGAAGATTGTACTGAAGAAGAAGCCAGAAAAGGTTTTGAAAAAGTATTTGGTGATGAAAGATTAATATTATTAGATCATCAAGGATCTGTTCAAGATAGTTCTTTATTATCAAGAATTGAATATTTGGCTGCATTAGGTTGTCAATATTTAATTTTAGACCACATTACAATTGCTGTATCAGAAGGATCTGAAGGCCTATCAGGTAATGAAGCAATAGATAAGGTTATGAGTTCATTATTAAAAATTGTTAAAAGATATAACATTCATTTAACTTTGATATCCCATTTAAGAAAAAGTCATGGGGATCATAAATCATTTGAAGAAGGCCGTATGGCTAGTTTAGATGATATAAAAGGAAGTGGAAGTATAAAACAAATTAGTTTTGATATTGTAGCTTTTAGTAGAAACATGATGGCAGCTGAAAAAGAAGAACGTAATATAGTTAAATTTGCTGTATTAAAAAGCAGATTTACTGGAGACACTGGTCATTGTGGTCAAGCTACTTATAATGCTGAAACTGGAAGATTAAATTACAATGTAAGTAATATTGCTTTCAAAGAAGTATTATAATAGAATTCGGTTAGAAGTTAGAACTGAACGTAAGACCTTATAGGCAACAGCTAACAGACAATGGTAGGTGGATGAGCAATAGGCTTTTCCTCTCTCGGCCTACATCACTACTAGTAAACCGAAACAGCTGGGTAACCTGTATAAACTGCCCAATAAATAAGGAAAATATGAAATATAGACCATTACCAAAAACATTAACAATACAAGAATCAGATATTGAAGGCTTAGGATTATTTGCAACTAAAGATATTAAAAAGAATACTAATTTAGGAATGATGCATTATATATCTGAATATTCAGAAGTAATAAGAACACCATTAGGTGGATTTATTAATCATAGTAATAAACCGAACTGTATTAAAGAAAAGGAAGATTTAATTTATGAAGAAAGAGTATATTTAATCACGGATAGATTAATTAAAAAAGGTGAGGAATTAACTGTTAAATACACAATGTATAAGGTATAAAAATGATGGAACAATTAATATTAGCATTAAAAAAACATGCTGAAGGACATATAGAAAAACATAAAGCCAATGTAGTTATATTGTTACAAAAGGCAACAGGAATAGCAGAGCATCCTGATATTATTGAAACTATAGAAAAAGAATTAAAGATTATAGCTGAATATGATGATCAATTAGAAATGATTAAAAAATATTTTACATAATTAAAGGGTGGCTTTTATACCACCCTTAAAATTTTATTTACCTCTAAATATTTGTGTACCTTTTATACCATAAATACTAGCAACTACTAGGATCCATAAATTAGTGAACCAACTTGGTAGTTGAGAAAAATATTCAAAGAACAATTTCATTTTATCCATAGCAGTTGGATCATCCGATATTACTGCCCATGCCAAAACTAAAATTGGAGCCGAAAGTATAATTAAAACAAATTCGTCTTTCCAATCTGATTGTCTTGTCTCTAATAATTTCCCCTGATATTCTGTTTCACCTTTAGCCATTTTAACAGCATGCATATATTGTGCATCTGCCATAGCCATTTTGGTTTCTTGCCGCTTCTTATAAATGTGAGAAACGGCATTTAAACCTAATTTTAAAGCATTAAACCAAAGCATTATCGAGCCGTTGCTGGAATATTATTTGTTCCGACTAGAGGGGATTCAGCAAATGCCATGTAGATAAATGTTCCACCACTTGGATTCCAAGAACCAGCACTTGTACGAAGTTTAAATCCATTTGATAAAAAATCTACTACATTATTAGTTATAGTGATGCTACTGGAATTTGGTAATAAATATTCATTCATAACATTAAATGTATTTCTTTTATTATCTAAAATTTGCCAATCATCTGCACCTGATGATAATTTAACTAAAACAAAAGCTGGTTTAAATCCTGTATAAACAAATGTTCCATCTGCATTTCCATTACCTGTGTAACTGCCAAACTTACTAAATCCTTTTTTCTCTGCGAAGCAGTAGGCTATATAGGTGCTACCACCAACTGCTCTATTTGATATACTGTTATTTCCTACTGTAAAAACTGAAGATGTAGGTGATGTATTATTCCAAAATTGAACACTTGTATCAGCAGCGTTAGTTTGATTTAAGTAAATTGATTTGGTATTTCCTAAAGAAGCAAAATATCCACCCCACCAAGCTGTGCCGTTTCTTTCTTTAGTTATTACAACTTGTGGAATACTTCCCAACCCATGACCAACTGTAGCACCAGCAGTTCCATTTCCTGTATAAGACACAATACTAAATCCACTTGTAGTGTTTGCTGAAACTGTTGATGTGATACTTCCATCTGTGTTTGATGATGCTGTGCCACCAGCTAACCAGTTCCATGATGCATAAGTAACAGCATTAACATTTGTTCCATTACCATTTCCTACAGTAAAACCATCACTATCAAAACTTTGTAATCCATTTGTTTGTGTTCCTTCTGCTGTAGTATCATTAGTGACAAGTCTTTTAGTTGCACCTCTAACAACATCATATACTTGATTTTCATATGCTGTACTTCTAGCTTTAAACCAACACCAATCTGGTTGAAATCCTACACCTGTAATTTCTCTACCATCAGTTCCATCACCTGTATAAAGTTTAGTATT